TTCTTTCTCATTTTTAACCTCTTTCTTTTCTTCTCTTTGTTTTTGTTTCCAAAATCTTTTCTGTTCCCTGTATAGGAAATTGTCCACTCTTTTGATTCCAGTGAAGTTTCTGTAAATCTCTTTTTCTATGGGGCAATCATTAACCCCAAAGAATAAAACAAAAATTAGTATCTTCATATTACCACCCCAATAACGTGAATTTTTTAAGGAAGTAAATCAAAGATACGAAAAACATTGTGCCGCTTATGTAAAAAGCATTAGCACAAATAAAGTTTATTATTGAACAAAAATTTTTCATTTGTCACCTCGAATGTTAGGCTCCTAGTGACAAATCCTCCTCAATATCTATTAGATAATAGATTCTGTGCCAACATCCAAGAAATAACGTGGCCTTCCAGCCATGTCTAATCTCTGTGTATGTTGGTCAATACCAAAATGTTTAAGTAATGTTGCTGTTAAATTCTGTGGATTATATGGGTCTGTCTTTGGTTCTTCCGCTTTAGAAGTAGATTCACCAAGAGCATAACCCGTAAAGAAGTCTCCACCAGAAATCATCAATGGTGATAATCTAGGCCAATGATCTCTACCTGAATTAGCGTTGATTTTATAAGTACGCCCAAATTCACCAGTGACAACCACCATAACGTCCTTACTAAGACCTTTGTTATGGATGTCTTTTATTAATGTGGCAAGAGCTTTATCAACTGGTGGAACCCTGCTCTTTAATGCTTTAGATATATTAGAGTGCATATCCCAGCCGCCATATTGGATTGTGACGAATTTAGTGCCTCTTTCGGCAAGTCTTCTAGCGAGAAGTAGTTGTTCTCCAATACCACTCCCATACTCTTCTAAATTCTTTGGGTCTTCTTTCTTTATATCAAAAGCATCTGCAATATTACCAAGAAGCATATTGTAGGATTGGTCACGCAAGCTAGTATTGTCTCGTAACCTATCAAGACCCGTCAGTAAATCCTGACGACCGAGAAAATGCTCTCTATTTATTTTTAGTTGTAGGTTTTTTACACCTTCACCAGTAGCTTCATAAGGTTTGTAGTCAGTACCTAGCCAAGCACCACCATCATAAGTGATGTTATTGACTCTTACATAGGCTGGCATACCAGTAATCGGATTGTTTGAACCATAAGAACTAGCAACCATAGAGCCGTATGAAGGATTGTAAGCAGGCGATTGTGGTGTATTGTCTGTGCTGTTGTAGCCAGTCATTACCCAATGAGTACCAGTCCTATGACTAGCATTGCCATGAGCGAACGATCTAACAACAGTCATCTTATCGCCAACTGTTGCTAAGTTCTCCCAATCAGAACCTATGTAGTAACCAGCGTTTGTTTTAATCCAGCCATTAACTGCTCTCACGTTGTCAGGAGCATCTGGTTTTGGATCGAATGTTTCTACTTGTGTTGCTCCACCACCAAGCCACACCCATATAACGGACTTATCATTTGGTGACAAACAGACAGGAGCATCTTGAGCTTTAATATCGGATAGGCCAACTGTACTTAGACCAGCACTAATTCCCCCTACCCGCATGAAGTCTCTGCGGTTGAATTGTAAATCTATCATTATTGTAAACCTTATCGAAGTCAAAGAACCGCCAGCGGTTCATATGTTTTGCATCATCATCTTCGTCAACGTGACATAAATACTCCAATAGTTCACTCCAGTTTGAAAATACCATTTCGTGAGGAACTACACCAAACATCCAGTTCGGTAAATTTTCCTTCCCCTGTTTGCACATTATCACAACAGGTTTCTTCTGAGCTATGGCTACTGATGCTTCGTGGTAGGAACCACATAGGTGGGTGTCAACATCTAAGCTCATCACTATAAAATGAGCAATGTCAACCATTCTTAAATCAATAGCACAAATAGGTTTCATTACTTCAGAGACTTGATCGTATTTGCGGGATTTTTTGAGGCTATTTATTAAACCTCTTGTGTCCTGATCTTCAGTGCCATAGTCACTCGCTTTATCGCAAGGGTCTAAAACACCAACACCAAGTTCTTGAAGTTTGGGAGTAATATAGTTTCTCCACTTAACTCCACCATCTTCCACCCTATCCATAGCACCGCATAAGTATGCAGTCATCCCTCTTAACCTATTCATATCTCTACCTTATTATACACAATTAAACATTTGATCTACTTAGTGTGGCTTTTACAAGGACAACTGGGTCATCAAACTTTTCATTAATACAAGCATTATTTACGGCGACAACAGCCGCTTTTTTAGTGAACCCTATGTTCCTCAATGCCGATACAGCATCATTAATTACATCCTGAGAGGTTGATGATTCAGGCTGAACAGCTTCCTCAATCAATTCAAATATTGAAGGGGTGTGAGCTTCCTCTATCAAAACCTCATCGGTTTCTTTTTCCTTTTTCATCCACATACTATTTTTACTTGGTAGAGTCCCAATTCTTTCAAAAAAGTTTTGGAACCGATAGAGTATTCTTGGAACTACGAAAAAACCAAAAAGAATTGTGAAGCAAAGAACTGGAAAAAGTCTATGCTTTATTATGATGTAAACATAATTCATTTTTACACCTCATTAAAGAATAAAGGACGACAGGCTGGAACACAACCTGCCGCCCTGACCGATGCAACGAGCATCGGCCTCCCTGAAACACTACACGGTCATAAGAGCCGTGAGTGACTCGATACGTTCACGAACATTGTCTCGCCATGCCTCATCGTAGTGAGTCACTTCGACCTCTACAGGCGGCTTGTCGCTCATCTCAACGGAATCCTTGAGTGGGTCAGTGAACAGAGCCACAACCTCGTACTTGCAACAACGCAACTTCTGGTATCGTGAATCGTGAGGTACACTCACAACATCCATAGGATTGACTTTGACCACTAAGAACTGGTCGCCACCATCTTGACTTCC